CTGGTTTGGGACCAGGGGGTCGCAGGTTCGAATCCTGTCTCCCCGACCACAAATCCGCCATTTCTTGGCGGTGATGCTGAAGCGGTTTACACACCGGTTTACAGGTCATAGCCCCTCCGCCCGCGCGATGCGCTCGGCAATGGCGATCACGACGCGGGAATTATCGGCGTAGCGACGGCGGATTGAAGCGATATCAGACGTGTCCCAGCCGACGATATCCGCGATCTCCTGATCGGTCAGCCCTGCCACACAGCATCGGGTGACGAAGGTGCCGCGCAGATCATGCAGATGCTTGTTGATACCCGACGCGATCTTGGCATCATTGAACCGACTGCCGAACCCCATCGCGGTCCACGGGTGCCACCGAGTGTTTGACAGCACCGTCTCCGGCAGAGCGATTCGCTTGGCTGCCGGGCGCGCGGCCATCGTCGCTTCATGGCGCTGTCGGATGCGTCCCAGCACCGCCTTAGCCTCAGATAGCAGCGGGATCGTCACCACCGTCTTGCCGCGGCTCTTGGACGTGCGCCAGACGATCGCGTGGTCGCCCACGGCCGCCCAAGGTAGCTTGACCAGATCACCGCGGCGCAAGCCAGTGGCAGCCGCCAGTTCGACGCCTTCGCGTACCTCGATCGGCGCGGCCGCGATGAATCGGTCGAAGTCCACCTTCTCCCAAATCACCTCCGACCGATCGACCTCGTACAGCCGCTCGATCCCGGTAGCGGCATTGATCTTCAGGCGGCCGCGGTTCTCGCCCCAGCTCAATAGCCGGGACATGACCTCAATCGCACCATCGGCGCTACGCGGGCGATCAGCCCAGCGGTCACGCCACGCGAGGATGTCGCCGCGCACCTTTCGGTCATCAAAGACGGCCAGCGGCGCGTCGCCAAATTCCAGGCGTATGCGCTCTAGCCACATGCGGTAATCCTGCTTGGTCGACTTCGCGAGGCGCTTCCATTCGGGCGTCGCGTCGGTCGCGAAGGCATCAATCAGCGTCGCGATCGTCGGGACGATGCCAGCGATGATGCCGCGAGTCTTGCGTGCCTCAGCGGCCAGATCCTGAATGGCGGCGGTGATCCGCGGGCGCGGGCCTTCCGCCTTGTGGATCAGCGGGCCACCGCGCCAGGCGTAGACGTACCAGCGTAGCGGCTTTCCCGGCTTGCGCTTGCTGACGATATGCAGTCCGCCGGCCATCAGCGTGCGGCGCGGCCAGCCGACCAGCGCTCATAGGCGTCAGACGCGGCCGGAGATGCCCGCTCAGACAGGATGCGGATCGTTCCATCCGGGTCGACCTCGAATCCACCCACACGGATGCCAGCTGCACGCGCGGCCGCGATGGTCCGCTCAATCGTTGACTTGCGCGGATAGATCGGCTTCGCAGCGCTCCCCATCACCCTTCCCCCATCTGGCGGATGGCGGCGGACTCATACGCAAATAGCGCTTTCAGCGCGGCATCAAGCCGGTCGACCGCGCCCGACTTGCCTTCTGCATATGCTGCTTCGGCAAGGCGCACCTCACGGATCGCAGCGCTTACCTCCTCCCGCCCGGCTGCCACGCCTGCGGGATAAGCGATGGCGATGGCGGCGCGGGCTTGCTTCTCGTACCATTCGCGGACCCCACGCGCTTCTTGCTCCCAGTCGCGGGCGAGCGGTGGCATCGTCAGATTGTAAAGCACCTGAGCAATACGAGCCACCAGCGCGTCGTCCACCATCGGCTCAGTCATGGGACCGCCCTCCATCGCCGGGCTGGGTGGCGAGGATAATCATGCTGCGATCTCCGAAAATAGGCCGCGCTGCTCGTTGTAGAAGGCGCGGGGCATTGATCGCGCGCTGGGATTGTATTCGGCAAAAGTCGACTTTCGCCACAGATGGGCATTGGTCCACCGCTGCACCTGTCGTAGGCGGCGCGCGTTCCAGTCGAAGCGCACCCATGGCTCACGCGTCGCGGCGTTCAGCTTCATGATCGGCTGCGCGTAGGGCTCGCCACCCCACTCGATCACCTCATTGATCCGCGCCATGCAGTCGGCTTCGGGCTCATTGCCGATCAGGACATAGACCTGAATGCGCCTCGCCGGGACGCCGCGCTGCTTGAGCATTTGGCATACCCGGCGCACGTCGTCGCGTTCCTTCGTCTCGTCATAAGCGAAGCGCCAGACGCCGCGATTGATCGGTGCCCACCGCTCGTATACCTCGCCGTCGAATGTCGCCGGCTCGAAACCGCTGTTGGCGTCCAGCAGCGGCACCCCGGCGGCGACGTAGCGATCAACGATGTGCTGCTGATACTCGGCGGGCAGCGCGGACAGATTATTGTCAGTCAGGACCGGTCGCACCGGGAAGTCCGGCAGATAGGTAAATTTCGTGCCCTCCATTGCCGGGACGATGCAGAAGTAGCAGCCAACGGGGCATCCCCTGCTCGCCGTCGTAGCCATCGGATTGTGCCGTGCGATCGCGTCCGGCACCGTGCCACCAAGCGTCGCCACCTTTTCCAGCATCGACCGGCCGCGAAAGAGCGCCGGCCCGCCGGCCCGCACGGTATAGCCTTCGGCTTTCAGCATCGATGCGCGCGCAAAAGCCTCGTCGAGCTTCCATGTGAAGACGACGGACAGGAAAGCGGTGTCGCCCTCAATCCATTCGGCGAGGCCGTTCGACCACTTGCCGAGCGAATATCCGCTCATACCCGCTCCCCCGCCCCATCGCTGCCGATCCCCGCATCCGGTGGCGTCGGGGCGGCGGAGAGAAGGTCATCTATCTGACGGGCGATCAGGATCAGCGCATCCTTCTGGCCCATTCGGTACAGCTTGTCCCGCTCGCTCGTGGCCGCGTCCTGCGCATGTCGGTACGCTTTCACCTCGTCGACAAGCAATTTGGCTATTCGGCCCCGCACCGCCCCCGCCTGTTCGGGCGGTCGCTGGGTGAGGGCTTCACCATAGCTGGCAAGGAATGCGCCATCCTGCCACAGCACGCCGATGCCGCCACATTCACGGCACCCGCCGCCCGGCTGGCATTTGAAGGTGGTGCTGTACGGATAGTCCTTCTCGGACACGTACCCGTCGACGCCCTCCTGACAGCCGGAGCATGGTGACCAGCATCCGCCATCCTCGTCCATTACTTCGGCGATGCGTCCGGCTAAGCCATCCCCCTCGCGCGGCTGGCTGGCCGCTTCGATGAGGGCGAGAACGCCGTCAGCGGCCCAATATGCCCGCGTCTTGAGCATATCATTGCGCGGTCTGTCCCATTCCTCATTGCCTTCGTACCAGCCGTCAAGAATGGCACGGGCGACCGCCTCCCGTCCCGCGTCGTGCGATGTGGTCATGAGGAGGCTCCCAGGGCTGCGGGGTCGATGCCGGGGCGCATACGGGTATCAGCCCCGGTAAGGTGAGCGTGCCAATTGGCGAGCGCGGCAGCCGTGCTGATGGTGTGGTGCTTTGCTTTCTCGGCATCACCGCGCACGGCAGCATCAGCGGCCTTCTGCGACAGATATCCGATCAGCCAGAACCAATCGAACGGGGTCTTTCCCGCGTCATGGCTGACGGCCCACCGGTCACGCTGATGTGCGGCTTCGAGCGGCACCCCTGCCATGAAGTCGGAGGTCTCGGGAGAATTGATGACCTCGACCCTGACCGCCTCCCGCAGCTTCTCGCTATCTGGCGATGGGGTGGCGAGGTCTTCGCGGATGTAGTGGACCCATGGCTGATGACATTCTTCGCAGGCGTCCTCAGGCGCTGGTGCCGCCCATGTGCGATCACCAGCGTAACCGTCACAGGCTGGAGAAAGCCAGATGGCATCCGGGTTTTGCGTGCTGTCAGGCGTCGTTTCAGCCATTGTCAGATTCCTTGGTGGAGTGGGCGCGGATTTGCCGCTCGCCACGATGGATGCGATGCTCGACAAGACCGGCGGCGATCAGATCGCGAACTACGCTGCCGTGAACGAAGCCTGTGCCCTTGACCCAGCGCCGAGTCAGTTGATCCAGAAGACGCCGATGCGCTTCCGCCAGCCGCAGCAGGTCTTGCGTGTCGTCAGCCACGGCTCGTCTCCCCTTCCATGTCATTGGACTGACGGGCGGCGAGAAGGGCGTCGGCGTATTGATACGACAGGGTGGCGAAATGGTCGGTGTGGCCAGCGACACCCTTGCCCGGCGGGCCGTCCAGATCATTGCCCAGAAGCCCAGCCAGCGCCTGCCCCGCGAAATAGTCCCGCAGCGTCATGCCGGGCGTATTCACCGGCCCCGGAAATGCTTGCGGATTATCCTGTGTCATGCGTCCTCTCCCGACTGACGGGCGGCGGTGGCCTTGGCGACGTTGCGGATAGTCCAATCCAGACCATAAACACCGCCATATTTCGTGACGTACATTGGCCCGTCACCGTACTCGACGCGGTAGTCTCCGTCCGTGTCGCGGCCCAATTTCTGGGCCGGTCTGATTTGCCCGTCATCGTGCACCGCCTCGATGGGCGCGCTCCAGTCGATCCCAGCCGTATGCCCGGCTACGGTATCAGGCGGGGTCATGAGAGCACCCAGCAGAAGAAGGCGGTCCAGAAGACCAGCGCGACAAGCACACAGGCTCCCCAGGTCAGAACGCGGCTTGGTCCTGTGAACTGCCGCTCCATTGGCAGAATTTTCTCGCGGATCGGGGTGGGCCTATAGTCAGGCGTGTCGTGGTTGCGGCCGATGTAGCGTATGCGGCGGGTGGAGGCGGTCATGCCAGCACCCGATCAGCAGCGGCGTCGCGCGCGATCTCGACCGCGGCGATGGCTTCGTCGGACAGCGACGGACGCATCACCTCGAAAGCCTTCTTGGCGCGCTCGTAGGCTTCCTCGTCCGCGGCGCCTTGGAACAGGTCGATCAGGTCGTCTGCCTCGCCGGCGTTCGTCTCGCCGCGCTGGGTGTCGGCGGGGCCTTCGCCCGCGGGCATGGATAGCGCGGCCTTGCGCTCGTCCAGCACAGCCTGAAGCTGCGGGCGGAATGACGCCATCGCCTTCTTGCTCCACGCCGCCTTCAGCTCGTCCAGCGTCTTCGCCAACCGAAGCGACAGTTCCGCGCCTTCCAGCGTCAATTCGTCGGCGCGCGGCTCGACCTTCAGTGGCTGGATGGTCGTCATCCGCTTGCTGCCCTTCTTCTCCTGAAGCGCGATCACCAGCGGACGGTCGATGTGCGACATGTGGCTGATGCGGATGCCGCCAACCTTCATGCCCCCCCAGGTCACGTCGGGGTCAGTGTAGAGCGTCAGCGAGCGGCCGATGTAGGCGTTCGCATCCGCCTTCCACGCCGCCACCAGCACGCGGCTGACGGTCTTGCAGGGGCGGAAGAACTTCTTGCTGCCAGCGAGCGTGATCTGCACCGGCTGCTCGGTGCCGGGGCGGATTTGCACCGCCTCGATCGTGAAGGTGCGCGGCCCTTCCACGAAGTCGTCGGCGTTCCACTGGTCGCTCTTGGCGATGATAACGGCGGACATGTCGTTCACAGATGCATCTCCTCAATTATGACGCGCTCGGTCGGCACCCAGCGGATGTTGCCGGCAGCAAGTTGGTGTTCGTATTCGCCAATGATGTCGGCGATCCGTTGTTCGAAAGACGTGGCGGCGGATACGATGGCGTCTTGCATCGTCTTGTCGGGGCGCTCCCGAATGACAGCCATCGGCATCCCGCCGCAGTAGGAAACGTAATCGATCCAATCTCGCTCGGTGACGAGAAGGCCGGTCTGCAATTGCAGCGTGTGCTCTTCAGGCGTGCCGTCGAGAAACGTCTGCACCTGAAACTTCTGCCGGCGCGACTTGCACTCAATCAGACCATCGTCGCCAACCAGACCATCGGGCGAATAGCCGAGCGTGAAGCCCCACTTATCCGACGTAATGAAGCCGCACTCGATGACGGTGCCGAACGCCTCGTCATAGGCGAGACGGGCTCGCACCTCGTCCTCGTGGCCGCGCAGCATGTCGTCGCCGATGTAATGCGGCTCGACGTACCTGTTGATCCGCTGTGCCGCCAATTCGTAGGCGTGCGCCCGCGTCTTGTCGTTGTTCGCGACCTTCAGCGTCGGCGTCAGGATCAGCTTCATTTCGCTGGCAGTCAGCAGGCCGCAGCGCATCTGGAGCCAGTCGAGCGAGCCCTGCTCGACTTCGGGGTGGTAGGTGATGTGCGACTTGCCCATGGCGGGCGGCGGGACTTCACCGGCAGGCGTGAAGTCGTCGTCAAAGGGATTGTAGCCCATCAGAAGGTGATCCCGACATTCGGCACCAAGCCAGCCTTGATCGCCACGACGATCGCGCGGGCCTGATCCTCAGTGACGCCGACCGTCATGATCGCTTCCTTGGCGGCGCTCATGACCTTGCTGACGTGTGCGCGATTGGCGGCGCGGCGGGCGTCATCGGCGGCGATCCGATCGCGCTCTGCCTGTGCCGCTCGCTCGGCTTCGACTCGCTGGCGTTCAGCCGCCGCAACGCGCTGGCGTTCTTCCTCACGCTCGCGCTCGATTGCTGCCGCACGGTCGCGCTCGGCTTTCAGCGCCGCCTCATGCTCAGCCTGCACCCGGTCACGCTCGGCCTGCGCCTGACGCTCGGCTTCCTCACGCGCGCGCTGCTCAGCCGCTCGCTCAAGAGCGGCAAGCCGGTCGGCCTCGCGCTGCTTGGCCGCAGCTTCCTCAGCGATACGGCGCGCTTCTGCCGCTTCGGCTTCACGCGCCGCCTGTTCCTTGGCTTCACGCGCTTCGCGAGCAATGCGCTCCTGCTCTGCGACGCGCTGGCGTTCCGCTTCAGCCGCCCGCAGCCGCTCCAATTCAGCACGGTCCACTTCCTCCTGGCGCAGGCGGTTGCGAGCCGCCAGCAACGCTTCGACCGCCGCCCGCTGCGCGCCACCAAATTCGGCGGCCTCGGCATCGGTCCAGTCACTGCCGATCGTCATTTCATGGATGCGACGGCCACGAGCTTCTACGGATACAGTCGTGTCATCGGAGGTCACGACACCGGCGGCGCGCACCTCGGCAATGGTAGCACGGTTGCGCTCAGCGCGTGCCGCTTCCGCCGCTTCCCATTCCGTGACGGGCCGGCGCACTTCCTCGGCAAGCGCGGCAAGCTGCTCTTCGATCGGACGGCGGGCGGCATTGACCTGCGCCGTCTGCTCACGCCAACCTTCGGTCAGACCCTTGGCGGCGGCTGTGATCGCGGTCTTCGTCGTCGTGACACGGCGGGCCAGCGCGATAATCGCCTTGCGCCCCTTGTCCGTCGACACATCCGGAACGTGTCGATCGGTTTCCGTCTTCATCCGCTCGTAGAAGCTGTCGAACGCCTCGGCATTGGTCAGCACGACCAGCGCCTGATCCTTGACGGTGGGCTGTACGGTGCCGGGTACTTCGATCAGCGCAAGCATCGGCGCGTCGGAAAGCTGGGTAGCCATCGTGCTGTCCTTCAGATTGTGGGAGTTTCGCGCGCTCACAGCGCCACCGTGTGGCCATCGGCCGAAACGCGAGGGCTGGTGAACGAAGCACCCGCCGCCATCGCCACCATGTCACGGCGAAGCCGCTGGGTAGCCGACGCGCGAGCCTTGCCATGCACGCGGTTGATGATGCTCGACCGGCGATCGTACTCGCGGCGGCAGGCGGTGTAGTCCGCCATGTCTGGGGGGGTGAAGGGCACTGTAGTCTCCCATGCCGGGGCGTCCGGCTATGGGGGAATAATGCGACGGATATATCCGTCAGTCAATAGCCATGACGGAGAAACCCGTCATTTTTTTATGCCGCGCACAAAAAAGCCCGCCGGTGAGGGCGGGCCTTGCTACAGCCGCAATCGCGTGCGATTCAGATATATGGATTCGGCGAAGCGCCAATGGGTGTCGGGGCTGGCCGCCGCCGTGGCGACGCTTATTGGGCTGTTCGTCCTAGCGGCCATAAGCCCTAAGGCTATGATCGTTGGATCTGCCACTGTTTTCGCGTTTCTGCTTGCTAGGTTCGTCTGGCTAGTTGTGCGCGAACTAAAGTAGCAAATCGCTTCTCTGGCCTGGGATCGTGACATGCATCACGTCTAATGATTTCTCATGCCAGACGCCGCCTACCCGTTCCAGCTTGATCCGCAAATCAATGCGTATTTCCACACCTTCTCCTACTTCGATACCACTGTGGCCTAAGCGTATCAATTCTAATAATTCCGGATCAAGCATTGTAGCGCTAAATTCACCGCGACCATCAGCGAACCTCCATCGCCTAGGCTCAGCTTTTGAATATGAACGAACGATGGTGACCGGGTAATCCCGTTTCCATTCTGTTTTTCGCTCTACAGATTCAACTACTTCTTCCGTTATGCCGGATCGAGCTTGAAATTCGCTACGCGGTATGATCACCAAAGGCTTTTGGCCAATTTGATCACTCGTACCCAATCCTTTTATTTTAGGTTCCTTATTGGAATGCTTATATACCTCTTGGCGCAATTCAACTGCGTTTCTATTCTTTTCTAGCTCCAGAACACGCTTTGCAATTTTTTCGATAGACTCGTCATCAATAGTTTCAGTATGTTTGTGCCCAACCAATTCGGAAAGAGCGTCTGTCATATGACCTGAAAGGTGATCGACTGGACCGAGCAGGAATACGCTCGCTATCGTTAGCAGTGGACCCACTGTCCAAGGATTGTCATTTGCAACCTTTTGGACCGCTCTGACGATAGAATTGATCGAACGACTGCCGATAGTGCCGCTCAAAAATTCTACACGCAACTCTACGGATGGATCAACAATTGATCCAATTTCCTTTAGCAGCCGGCTCCAAGCAATTGATGCCTGCGCTATCACCTCTAGATCGGGTGACTCGCCCTGTTCAATATCAAAGTATAGACTGATCGGCGCTTGGTTCATGCCATCCCCCTGCGTAACGTCACCCTCCGCGCCATCCCACCCCGGCACACCCGGTCGTAAACCTCTGTCAAAACAGGTCTAATTCCCGCTTGCATCCGCAGCCGTTTTAGAACGTAAATAGAACAAGCGGGCGGCGTACCTGCCCGCGTTGGAGATGGTCGTGGGAAAGGAATGGACGGGGCCGGTGCTTGTTGCGCCGGCTTGTGAGCATAAATGTAAGCCCTGTTTCGAAGACTGCGCCGTTGCACGCATCGCGCTCAATTGGTGGTTGGGGGAGGAGCATCGTTTGCTCTCGATGCGGGCGATCCCTGACCTAGCTGACTGGCTTCTTGACGTGGAGGAAGCCGCAGAATTTGTACGAGATTTGCGGCTAAAAATCGTGCCCGCGCATCGATCGACCGTGCAGACATACCAGGCAGCGCCTTCAAAAGCGCCGCCTCTAATTCCTCTTCAGTAGGCGGCAAGGCGCGGTCTTCTGTCAGCCCGAACATTGACAGATCGCCGCCTAGCGCCGTGGCAAGGTTCGTTAGCACCTTCATGGTCGGGTTCTTGTTCCGACCGTTGATTATGTCGCCAACCGTATCCCGGCCCTCGCCCGCCTCTTTCGCAAGGCCGCGCTGAGAGAATTTACCACCGCTCGTGGTGGCCTCGACCAGCACGGCTTTGATTTTTTCGAGGTCATATGTCTCGGCAGGCATAGGGCGCATTTCCCATGTCTGCCCGCCGTCGCACAATCTACGGACAAATCCGTCACTAGCCCTTGACGCGACGGACATATCCGTCGCATATGATGGCCTATGGACGATCTCATCAACGACATCGAGGCGTTCTGCCGAACGCATCAGTTGAAGGACTCGCGCTTTGGCCGTGCGGCGGTCAACGACACGACCTTCTTGCCGCAGCTGCGCGATGGCCGCGAACCTCGCCGGAAGACGGTAGCACGCGTGCGCCGCTTCATGGCCGAGTATCGTCCCTCTGATCGCGTGTCGGCAGCATGACCCGCCACAGACTCGACATGCTGTTTGCCCTGATCGCCGACTTCATCAGCACCCCCGCCGATCGCAGCCGTCCCGAGACGCCGATCATCAATCAATCCCAGATGGGAGCGCAGTAAATGAGCGAGGCTTTCACCCGCGTCGGCAAGCAAATCCTCGCCAACGGCTACCACTATGCTGACGGTGCCGACGAAACGGCTGCGAAGCACATCGTAGAGCGTCTGGGGGATCGTAGCGGGATCATCGCCTATTTGCGCCTCGGCGGAGGGCATGACGCGCACGGCCGCTGGTATGCTTGGGATAGCGAAATGCGCGGTTACGCCGACGCTTTTGCCGATGCCATTGAGAGCGGCGCACACCTCCCCACCCCGCCGATCATCAATTCGGCGGAGGGCTGAGCGGTGGGCGACTTGCTCGACGCCGCCCCCGACACATGGTCCGCCTACTACCGCCGCGCCGCTGCTGACGAAGCCGCGCTCGGCAACGGCAGGGCCTGCCGCACCTACCATCGCTACGCCCGCATTGCTGCGGCGCGCGAAACCGCTCTCCCCGTGGTCGGCACCCAAGACGCCGATCGCCACCTTGCCGCCAGCCTCACCGCTGGCGGCACTTTCTTCCCCGATCTGATCTGCAATCCAACTCATATTGAGGCTAATGCACGATGAGCAGCAGCACGTCCGCGGACGAAACAGGCATCGTCAGCCCTGATCGCGTCCAATCCGTCTTCAAGGCGATCCTGCGAGCCGCGCAGCTTGCCGGGTGGACCGACGAAGCGCTTGGTGGCGCGTCCGGCATCAAGCCGCGCCGGATCAAGGCATACCGGGTAGAGGACAAGGAACCGCCGCTGTCGGTGGCCCTGTCCATCGCCGTCGTGATCGGCAAGCCAGCCGTGTCCGCGATCATGGCGACCATCGGCTACAACGCGTCACCGTCCGACGAGTCCGAGATGGATTGCCCGCTGGATAGCGCGGTCGTGGCCATGCAGGCGCTGAGCGAGTTCATGGGCTACGCGCGGGATCGTCGGATCGATCACCTTGAGAGGGCTCCGGCGACCGCTGCCGCAGACGTTATCATCGCCGAGTTCCTGCCGTTCTCCAGTCAGGGGTCGGCTGCATGATCCCCGCCACCCAAGAGCAGATCGAGGCGGCGTGCATGACGCGCAGTGCGGAAGACGCGCGGACATATCTGGCGACTATCGGCCTGAGCGCCGGGATCGACCAGTGCCGCAAGACCATCTCAGCGATGCTTGCGGAGGGCAAGCGCGGCACGCTTCGTGACGGCCCAATCGAGGTGGCAGCGAGCGTCAGCATCAACGCCGCATCCTGCCAAGCCCTGCTGAAGCGTCACCTCGCCACCGGCAAGCACTGGATCAGCGATCCCGCCCGCATGGCATCGGCACTGCGGGAAGCCGGGATGGTGCGGGCATGAGCCGCGCCCTCCCCGTTCCCGCCGACTGGCACGCGGTCGCGCCCGGTCGCACAGAGCCTGACCTTGCCGACCACTATGGACGCTGCACCGAGGTGATCCAGCGCTGGCGGCGCGAGCAGCCGGTCGGGCGTACCGGGCGGGGGCCGGATCGCTACAAGCGTCGGGAGCGCGTCGCATGAGGGGCGCCAGCGTCTATGCAGCCCGCGTCCGCACCCAAGCGGACAAGGCGGTCGACTGCTACCTCTTCATCGCCAACGCCACGCCTGCTGCACTGCTCGCGATGACCGCCGAGCGCCTGTGCGCCGACAAGGGCGTGTCCAACCGGCAGGTGCGGCGCGAGGTCGAGGTGCGGCTGCTTGCTGCACAGGAACGCGAGAGGCGGCGGGCATGAGCGCGCTGGCCGTCATCGCCGCCATGCCAGAGGCCGACGACAGTACGCTTGACCCGCGTGTCTACGTCGAGCGCAAGGATCGCCGCCCCGAGAACGAGGAAGCCAGACAGCGCCAGGCCGTCGCCTACCTGCGCAAGCACGCTACCCGCGTCATCGTCTTTGCCGTGCCCAACGCCGCCCGCGGTGCCGGTGCCAAGCTGAAGCAGTACCGGGAAGGTGCGATCTACGGCGCGGCTGATCTGGTGTGCCTGTGGACAGGCGGGTGTGCCTTTATCGAGATGAAGGCCGGCGCGACGATGCCGCGCGCCAATCAGGTCGCTTTCCTCAACGCTTTGGCGGCGCGGGAGCATCATGTCGCGGTGTGCCGATCGGCGGAGGGCGTCGCTACCTTCCTGCGGCATGTCGGGGCGCCGGTGGCAGCACCGATCGCATGACCGTCGAGCCGCGCCACACCCGCCTCAAGGCCGCGATCTTCGCGGCATACGAGCGCGGTACGCTGTGGCCGGATCAGGTCGAGTATTTCATCCATAAGATCGGACTGGTGCACGCGTAATGGCAACTGCCCTCGCCACCGGCGTCGCGGAAGAATTTCGACGCTTCATTCAGGATCTGTGCGGATCGGCGCCGGATCATGTCGTGGCCGATGGCCGCTGGCACAGCTTCCGCATGGACGACACCCGCCACAAGGGCAGCCGTCCCGGTCGCTATCTGCTGCACAATGACGAACGGCCGGTCGGCTGGGTCATGGACTGGCGTGATGAAAAGGTGCGCCACCGCTGGTTCGGGCAAGGCTCGGGCGAGACGCTGGACCGGGCCGAGATCGCCCGCCGTCGTGATGCGCGTCAGATGGACCGGCTGCGCGCGTTTCAGGATGCGGCTGACGATGCCCTGGCGTTCTGGCGCGAGTGCAAGACCATCAGCGAAGTGCATCCGTATCTGGAGCGCAAGGGCGTCTCAGCCTACGGCACGCGCCAAGGCAGCGGCCGGCGCTTCGGCCTTGGTGACGCGCCCTGCGTCATCGTCCCGATCAGCGATGCCGAGGGCAAGCCCCTCACCCTGCAAGCGATCCGCGCCGATGGCGAGCGCCGCTTCTGGCCGGGCACGACGCATGAGGGCGGGCACTTCATGGTCGGCAAGGATGATGGCACCTCGCCCGTCGTCTTCTGCGAAGGCTTCAGCACCGCGGCGACGCTACACGAGGCAACCAAGCACCCGGTCGTCATGGCGATCAACACCTCGAATATGATCCACGTCGCGCGCTGGGCCGGGCACCGTTTCGCCGGGCGCGAGATGATCGTGGCCGGTGATGACGACTGGCATTTGGTCGACCACCCCAAGGTGCAGCGCAACGTCGGCAAGGAAGCTGCGGAGGCGATGGCGAAGGCGCTGGGTGGGCGCGTCATCATGCCGGACATGGCCGGGCTCGTGACCGAGGGTGGCGACGACTTCAACGACATGGCCAAGGAATATGGGATGGCCGATGTCACGGCGCTGTTCAGCGCGGCTGCCGAGCGCGCCGACACCGAAGCTCCACTCCCTTTCGAGTGGTTTGACGAAATCGACGCGCAGTTGGAGGCGAACTGGCTGGTCGAGGACATAATCCCGAGCGCCGGTCTTTGCCTAGTCTACGGGCATCCGGGAAGCGGCAAGAGCTTCTTCGCGCTCGATATGGCTATGCACATCGCCAAGGGCGATCCGTGGCGCGAGCGTGACGTAAAGCAGGGCCTGGTCGTCTATATCGGTGCGGAGGGGCAACGCGGCCTGCGTCAGCGCATCGCAGCCTTCAGGCAGCATCACGAGGTGAAGGAAAGCCCGTTCGTCCTGATCCCGGTCGAGGTCAATCTGCTGGCTGGCGATGGTGATCTAAGCAAGGTCATCAAGACCGTGGAGATCGTGGCGCGGCGTTATGGCCTGCCGGTTGGCATGATCGTGATCGATACCCTAGCGCGCACTTTCGGGGGCGGTGATGAAATCGGGTCCGACATGGTGACCTACGTCAACAACGTCGGCCGGCTGCAAGCGGCTTACAACTGTACGACGATGGTCATTCACCATCGGCCGAAAGATAGTGCAAACGAGACGCCGCGTGGCCATGGATCGTTGTGGGGCGCCTGCGACACGATCATCCTCGTCGAGGACAAGGGCGTGGTCAAACAGGCCAAGGTCACCAAGCAGAAGGACGCAGAGCCAGCACCACCGGTCCTCTTCGAATTGAAGGTCGTAGAGCTGGGCTTGGACGAGAAAGGCCGGCCGGTCACCTCGTGCATCGTCAAGGCATCCGAGTCCCAGGTGATGCCGGATAAGCGCGCGGACAGCCTGTCCGATGGACAGCGCATAACTTTCGAACAGCTATGCCGGACACTGGCGGATACCGGCTCCGATCGCGGTCACGACGTGCCTGAAAAGGCCCTCACATTCGGTTTCGAAACCCGCGTTTGCAGGCTGTCCGAGTGGCAGTCCCGGACAACCGCGGCGCTCGCAGACCCGGATAAGTCGGTGGACACCATCTCGCGAACCTTTCGACGCTATCGTGACAGGCTGCAATCCCTTGGAATTATTGGGGTTCATGGAGATTGGGCATGGAGGATCAAGTGACGGACACCCTATCCGGATACCCTGTCCGGACACCTATCCGGCTATTATCCGGACAGGTCGGACACCCCGGACAGGGGTATATATACCTGTCCGGGTGTCCGGGCCGGATAGCGGGGGCGTTGTGAGATGCCTTCGAACAGCGGCGAGCGACCTGCCTGTGAGACGGTCGACATCAAGTTTCGCAACGGCACGATCGCCCGCAGAGTCGACCCCAAGAAATACAGGTGGGAAGCCGACAGCCGTTTCCCGCCTCAATCCGCCGGCGACATCGTGTCCTGGCAGCCCATCAAATAGCCCTCAGGGCGGCTTTCGTAGGAGTGAGGGATAAGATGCCACGGCCACAGCCCATACCCGCAGACTTCGCGCGCTATGCCTCGATCGAGGGCAATTTGAAGCTGCGGAAGCGCTATCGCGTCGGGGGTGCCACGATCGAGCGCTGGCGGGCCACGATCGGCGCGAGGTACAATCGCCCGGCTATGCCCAAGCCGATCAAGATCGCTGCCAAGAAGCGCATCCGCGCGCGGTTTCAGGCGCAGGAGCGGATCGAGGATTTGGATGATGGGTTTGATCTGGGTGTCTGCGTCCGCAGCGGTGGGTACGGGTATGTCTGAACCTACAGGCGATATCAGCGCACCGCACTTGTTCAAGCCGGGGCAGTCGGGTAATCCCGCTGGCAGACCGAAAGGCGCGCGCAATAAGCTGGGCGAGGCGTTCATTGAGGCGCTGCACGAGGACTTCGGCAAGCACGGCGTGGAGGCTATCGTAGAGGTTCGCGAGACCAAGCCCGATCAGTATCTGAAGGTCATCGCCTCGCTGCTGCCCAAGGACGTGAACCTGAACATCACCGATGACACAAGCGAGATGACGGATGACGAGCTTGTCGAGCGTATCGGACGCCTCACGTCGGCAGTCGCTCCTTTCCTCGCTGGCCGAGCTGGAGACGCTGCGGAAGCAACTGGCCCGCAGGCGGCTGCTGGCCTTCACTGAGTACACCAACGCGGTTTACGTGCCGGCTGGCCACCATCAACGCATTGCCGAGCAACTGGAGGCTGTAGAGCGGGGTGACATCGACCGGCTTATGATCTTCATGCCGCCCCGGCATGGTAAATCGGAATTGGCCTCAAAGCGTTTCCCGGCATGGTGCCTGGGGCGTAATCCGAAGCGCCAAATCATCGCCGCCAGCTACAACAGCGACCTCGCGTCCGACTTCGGCCGCAACGTGCGCAACATCGTTGCGGCGCCCGAGTTCGGGCAGGTGTTCACCGGCGTATCACTGGCACCCGATAGCCAGGCTGCCAATCGCATGAACACCAATCGCGGCGGGACGTATGTGGCGGCTGGCGTCGGCACGGCAGTCACAGGCCGCGGCGCCGACATCGCGCTGATTGACGACCCGTTCAAGGATCGTGAGGAAGCCGATAGTGAGCGTAGACGCGAGACGGTGTGGGACTGGTACAGGTCGACGCTCTACACCCGCCTGATGCCCGGCGGCGCCGTGGTATTGATCCAGACGCGCTGGCATGAGGATGACCTTGCGGGCCGGCTGCTGGAGCATGAGGGCCGTGTCGAGGACGGCGGGCAGTGGACCGTGTTGGACCTGCCCGCGATCGATGCTAGCGGGGCTGCGCTATGGCCGGAATGGTACGACGTACCCGCGCTGATGCGGATCAAGGACACGATCGGGCAGCGTGAGTGGTCGGCGCTCTACCAGCAGCAGCCCCAGCCTGACGAGGGCACGTACTTCCAGCGCGACTGGTTCACCGAATGGGCCACCCTGCCCCCGCTGAATTACTACGGCACCAGCGACTATGCCGTGACTGATGGTGCTGGCGATTACACCGTGCATCGCATCTGGGGCGTCGATCAGGACGGCGTGATATACCGCGTCGCCGGCTGGCGGGGTCAGTCCACGTCGGACGTGTGGATAGATCAGAAGATTGACCTGATCCTGAGGTGGAAGCCGCTGGCATGGTTCGGGGAAGCCGGTGTGATCCAGAAGGCGATCGAGCCCATGCTTCGGCGTCGGATGCTGGAGCGCAAGGCGTTCTGCCGACTGGAATGGCTGTCCAGTATCAGCGACAAGCCGACCCGCGCTCGTGGCTTTCAGGCGCGTGCGGCGATGGGTAAGGTGCGCTTTGAGCCGGGGGCGGATATCAGTGAGTACCTGATGTTCCCGGCCGGCAAGCACGATGACGACGTAGATACCGCCTCGCTGATCGGGCGGGCGTTGGATGAGATGCACCCGGCGATCGTGCGCGTGGTCACGCCATCCAATGACCCCCGCCCTGGTGATTACCGCCCCCGCCGCCAGCAGGACGCGGCTAGCGCTTGGGGTTGACGTAGCCGACAATTCTTCCCGCTATGCCTGAACGCTTGGACGACGAGAACCGCGACGGTATCGCCCTCACCGGCGAAACGCAGACGCTGCCCGAATACATCAAGGGCAACCCGCCCCGGATCGAGGAGCTACGCCGACGAGCGGAGGAGGCGCGCTCCGATCCCAAAGGGCGACGCACCAAGTCGAAAAAGGCGCGCCAGTATTACGACGGGCCGGGCCAGCTCAACAGCGAGGTGCGCCAGACGCTCAAGGCGCGGTCACAGCCAGCGATCTACACCAACCGCGTCAGACCAGCCATCAACGGCATCCTGGGCGTGCTGGAGCAGGGTCGCAGCGATCCACAGGCATATCCGCGCAATCCGCAAGATCAGGACAGTGCGGATGTCGTGACCAAGGTGCTGCGGTTCATCGCGGACAAGGCCGATTTCGCCAACATAAAGCTGGATGTAGCGGAAAATCACTTCATTGAGGGCGCGGGCGCGGTCATTGTCGAGATGGACGGCGACGATATCACCCCCACGCAGATCAGGTGGGAGGAATTCTACTACGATCCCTATAGCCGGCGCCCCGATTTCCTCGACGCGCGGTACATGGGCATCGCCAAGTGGGTAGACGCGGACATGATCCGCAAGCGGTGGGCTGACCGCATTGCCGAGATCGGCGACCCGATGAACCCGTCCGGAGAGACGATGTTCAGCGAAACGTATGAGGACCGCGGCGACAACGGGCTGGGTTGGATCAATACCAAGCGGCGCCGCGTCCTGCTGTGCGAGGAATACGCGATCGAGGAAGGTGAGTGGAAGCGCATAGTCTATATTGCGGCTGGTCACCTCGAATATGCCCCGTCACCGTATCAGGACGAAAAAGGTCAGCCCGCCAATCCGATCGAGGCCACGTCGTGCTACGTGGACGAAGACAACGGACGCTACGGCACCGTGGACGACATGATCCCGATCCAGGACGAGATCAACGCCAGCCGGTCGCGCTCACTGCATCTGATGAACAGTCGTCAGGTCCAGTTTGACGTTAAGTCGGGCGCTAATCCGACCGATAGCGAGACCGCGCGACAGGAGGCGGCAAAGGCTGACGGTGTGCTGCCGATGGGCTGGAACATGGTTCCCACCTCCGACATGACGCAGGCCAATATGGTCCGCAATCAGGAGGCAAAGGGCGAGATCGAGCGCATGGGCCCGACGCCTGCGGTGCTAGGTCGACAAGAAGCGGGATCGCAGTCTGGCCGTGCGCGGCTGGTGTCGCAACAGGCCGGGCTTACCGAACTGGCGCGTCCAATCGGCCGGCTTTCAAATTGGGAGCTGCGCGTCTATCGTCAGATGTGGGCGCGCGCCCGGCAGTTCTGGACCGACGAAATGTTCATCCGCATCAGCGATGATGTGCGAGCGCCGGAATGGCTCAAGGTCAATGAACCTGAGATGGGCATGGTGTTGCAACCTCAGCAGGTCGGCGTAGACGAGATGGGGCAGCCGCAGATGGCAATGGTCCCGGCGATGGGTCAGGTGGGCACAAAGAACCGCCTTGCCGAGATGGACGTCGATATCATCCTCGACACGGTGCAGGATACCGCCACGCTGGCCCAGGAGGTCTGGGCGGAACTGGTGCAGCTGGTCGGCACGTCGGGCGGGCTGGAGGCGGTCTACACCCCGGCGTTCGAACTGATGATCGAAGCGTCCCCGATGGCCGACAAGACCCGCGTGCTGGAGCTTATCAAGAAGGGCCGCGAGGAGCAGCAGCAGAATCAAGTGCAGCAGTTGACGCAGCAGGTCGCACAGCTCTCACAGGCATTGCAGCAGAAGCAGCAGCAGGACGCCGCGGTCGTACAGGCTGACGTCCAGCATAAGCAATCTCAGACACGCCTCAACGATGCAAAGACGCAACAGACCGGCGTTGAAACAGAAAAGTCGGTGCTGGATGCGCTGCTGCCGAATCATTTGGAAGAACAACAGCAGCAGGCTTGACCCCCGTTCCCCCCGCTTCGGACAATAGTCTCGCCGCTATGCCTAATAGCGGTGTTCGAGGCGGGGACGCTCGCAACTGTCCCTCACGCCGCCGGTGATCGGGCGCTGCGTATGTGGCCGACGACACAGGCCAGGAGGGAAGCGAGATGGCGGATCAGGACTTTCTTGGTGGGATGATCGCAGACGAGGAACCGGCTGTTGCCGAGCCCGAAGTCGTGCAGCCTGCCGAGACGGTGGTAGAGGAACCGGTGCAGCCGGAACCGACGCCGGAACCCGAGCCCGTCCCGGAGCCGCAGCCCGAGCCCGAGGCGCCCAAGGAAGATCAGCGCGTGCCGCTGGCCACCTTCCTCGACAAGCGTGACGAGGCTCGCGAACTGAAGCGCCGGCTGGAAGCATACGAGGCTCGCGAACGCGAGCAGCAGCGACCGGTGATCGATCCTTTTGACGATCCCGAGGGCTTTGCCGCTCACCAGCAGCAGTTGGTGGAGCAGCGCCTGACGCAGGAGCGGTTCGCTTTCAGCGATCGGTTCGCGCGCAAGGAGCATGGCGCAGAGGCGGTGGATGCGGCGGTGACATGGGCGCAGCAGCGCGCGCAAGCCGATCCCGCATTCGCGATGTCCTACATGCGCGAAGCTGATCCCGTCGACTGGATCGTCCAGCAGCACAAGCGGGACAGCATGATTAGCCAGATCGGCAACAGGAGCATGGACGACTTCGTCCGTGACTACCTCGCGCAGAACCCCGGCCTAGTCGCTCAGCCCGCGCCCGTTGCGGCGGCCCCCGTGGCCGCTGTTGTCCAACCGGCGGCAAAGCCTACGCCTCCTCCCCGGTCAATCGCATCGGAGCGCACAGACGCTTCGCGCGTGAGCCCGGAAGGCGAGCGTGACGGCTTTCTCGCTTCCATCGTCGGGAAGTAAGACATGGCAGAAATTCAGCTCGCCACGGCCCTGGAGCGTCAGGAGTGGTCCACCAAACTCACCTACGAGTACGTCCGCGAGTCCGGCCTGAAGCCGTACATGGGCACCGAAGACAGTTCGATCATCCGCCTGGATTACCAGCTGGTGTCCACGGCCGGCGATACGATCAATTTCCCCCTGATCCAGCGCATCAAGGGGCGCGGTGTCCGCGGCTCGGAAATCCTGAAGGGCAACGAGGTCGATATCGGCCTTGCGAACACGAAGGTCGTCGTGGACTGGATTCGTCAGGGCGCCAAGCTGCCCAAGTCGACCACGTTCCGTACGGCACTCGACCTGTGGAACGCCTCCAAGACCCAGCTGCGGCAGTGGTCGTCCGAACTGCTGCGCGATGACGTGATCCTCGCGTTCGGTTCGGTGATCGTTCCCGGCACGCTGGATGCGAAGGGTCTGCCCGGCACCGATAGCCAGGTCATCTATTCGCTGTCGAGCCCCGGTCAGCGTAATACCTATCTGGCGAACAACAGCGACCGGATCGTGTTCGGCAACGCGCGCGCCAACAGCACGTCGCTGAACTGGGCAACCTCGCTCGGCAACGTCAATACCACGTCCGGCCAGTCGTCGGCAGCGCATGTCCGCCTGCTGAAGACCATCGCCAAGGCAGCAGGCAAGACGGCTCCGATCGGCAGCATCACTGGCTTCACGACCAACATCCGGCCGTTCAAGTCGGACATGACTGCCGGTCGAGAATGGTTCGTCTACTTCGTCGGGAGCCGCGAGTTCGGCGTGCTGTCGCAGGACCCGACAATCGTCAACATCAACACGTCGTCGCGCCCGCGCGAAGCCGGTGGTGTCGACAGCAACCCGCTCTTCCAGGATGGCGACCTGATGTATCTGGGCGTCGTGATCCGGGAAATCCCGGAGATGGACGACCTGTTCCTGCTGCCTGGTGCCGGCGGCTCGGGTGCCGATCTGGCGTTCGGCTTCCTGTGTGGCCAGTCGGCTATCGCGGTCGGGTACGGCCAGCGCACGCAGGTCCGCGAAGACCGCACCGAGGACTACGAGTTCCGTCCCGGCATGGCTGTCGAGGAACTGCGCGGTGTCGCCAAGACCAGCTTCGGCGGTGCGCAGTACGGCATCGTCACGTCCATCACCGCCGTTCCGGCGCAGGCATAAGGAGCCGCTGACATGGCAACGTTCAACAGCCTTCAGATGACGCCCCCGACCTATCCGGTGTCGGGCCCGACCGGTGACGGGCGCTCGATCCAGAGCGCCCACGGCACCTTCACGCTCGGCACTCAGTCGGCGGGCGCAATCGCGTCGGGTGATACGGTGCGGATGATGCGCGTGCATCGCAATTTCCTCGTCAAGAGTGGCTTCCTGAAGTGGGATGCGCTCGGTGCCGGCGTGACGATCTCGCTGGGTGATGCGGGTGATCCGACCCGCTATTTCGGCGCCACGGCGGCGGCGACGGCGGGCAGCACCAACGCGCTTGATCTGAAGGGCCGCGATTTCAACAACGCCGGCTTCACGACGATCATCCTGACCATCGGCGGCGCGTCCACCAGCGCTACCGGCACGATCATCGCCGAACTGAACGGCGTGATCGAGAACCCGGCATAAGGAGGGCATGATGGCGAAAGCATTCAGCGCAACGTGGTTGGGGGACGGCTCCCCCGAAGCGCAAATCATCAACGAAGGCGGTCTGGAGTTCATCAAAGGCCGCCCGACGAACGTCCCCGCGGACCACAAACACAACGGCATCGATTGGGCGGAGCAGATTCGCAACAATCCGATGTTCGAGGTGGGACCGGCCGATGAAGACGATCTCAACACCGGCGACGACGATGCCGAGGTGGTGGAACTCCGGGGCATGCTCGACACGCTGGGTGTCAAGTATGCGCAGTCGGCGAAGGCACCCGCACTGCGCGCCAAGCTGGACGAGGCCACGAAGTAAGTGGCGACCTGCCGCCACATCGTGAATAGCGCCCTCCGCAAGCTGGGAAGGCTTGGCGGGGGGCGCGAACCACGCACGGCGGATAGCACGGAGGCGCTGGCCGCGCTCCAGGGGCTTTACGGCTCATGGATCGCATCCGGCGCCTTCGGGCGACTGGCAGACGTGACCCCGACTGGCATGACTTTCACCGCATCAGGTGGTGAGCGGATCATTCGCACCGGCCCCGATCTGGAGGTATCGCTGCCCGAGTTCGTGTCGGACGGCTGGATAAACGACTATGGCACACCACGACGGGGCTATTACGGTTCAATCGTCAAAATTTCGACGCAGGGCGACAACATCATCGTCGACGTAGAGGCGGCGCAGCCGATGGGCTGCGTGATGCATCCGCGCGATGGGTCGCCGGTCATCATCACCGATCGCGAGGGCGGTCAGACGGCATCGTGGCTGTACGACGGCACGCTGAAGGCATGGCAGCGAATCGACGCGCTCCAGCTCGATCAGGAAGCGCCGCGTTCGGCAGCCGATCCAGAAGGGCTGGCGGCGACGCTGGCGCTGGAGATTGCAGACACGTTCGGCGCGGAGGTTGGCCCGTCAACCAGCCGGCAGGCGATGCGTTTTCAGACGGCCATGACGCACCGCTACGGGATGCGGCGTGAGACGGTGACGGGAGTGTATTGCTGATGACGGCCTTGAACCAAACCACCAACGCGGTTCCAGTATTCTTGGTCAATGGCGATCCCACGTCGCCAACCGTAGGCGCCCCCATGTCTGCAATGGGGAACACCGCTGACCTGTCCTACGAGGATCAGCGGGTCTGGGATGGCTTCGGCTATACCGTCAGCACCGCGGTCGTTGCGGTCAACGCTGGCAATTACCTCATGGCGGAACTGGCAAATCCCGCTAGCTCCGGCGTCAATCTCATCATGACCAGCCGCGTGATGTCGTCCAATATTGTGGGCGGACAGGCTCCCCTCGAATACGCGCGATACGCCAGCACGGCGGTCTATCCTGCATCCCCTTCTCCCACCGCGGTCACCGTGGGCAATCGCATCGCAGGCGGCACAGCCAGTCCCGCTACCTTCCGCTTCAGCATGGGCACCACTCTCCCCAGCGGCACAATCTCGTCCAGCGGCTTTGTGCCCACCGGCGGGCAGGAAAAGCGCATCAAAGATATCGTCATCATCCCGCCGGGAGGCAAGCTGATCTATGCGGTCGGTGGCGCGGGTGGAGGGCTGGTCGCCTCCGCCCGTATTGCTATGACGTTCCTGTTCTTCACCCGTCCCGTTTAATGCCTGCCATCCCGCTCGGTATCGGCAGCTACAAGCGCAGCGACGGGCTCGTGCCAGAGACAGTGCTGCGCAACCTGTACCTCGAAAAGGACAAGAGCGGCATCAGCCCCGACAATGTGCTGCGCATCCAGCGGCCAGGCTTGACTCGGCTCGACGATCGTAACGCTGTGATCCGCGCGCTGCACTATCGCACGTCGACGGGCGAGCGGCTGACGTTGGCGGGCGGCGCGCTATTCTCAGGCGACACGTCGAAGGGGGCGACCCCCGGCACGCTACCCGCCGCCATGGTATCGACACCCTTTACGACGCTTATCGCCAGCGACGGCAAGGCGTACCTATACGACACCGCCATCACCGCCCTGCCCTTGCCCGATGACGCGCCGTCCGCCGGCTATGTGCAGGACGTGGAGCAGCTGAACGCCTACGGTATCATCCTGTTGCCCAACGGGCGTTTCTACTGGCTGGTGCCGGGCAATACGGCGATCGAGCCGCTAGACTACGCGACCGCGGAAAGCCTGCCCGACAAGGCAGTGGCGGTGCGTCGGCTGGGCGATGAGTTCTGGATATTCGGCAGCCAGAATGTCGAGGTGTGGCAAGCTACCGGCGATCAAGACGCACCTTTCCAGCGGGCATCTGGCCGTAGTTTCGAGCGTGGCTGCATGGGGCGCGACGCGGTGCGGCGGTTCGACAATACCCTCGTCTGGGTCGGTGACGACTGCCAGGTCTATCGCGCCTCGTCAGTGCCGCAGGTCATCAGCGATCCCGGTATCTCCGAACGCATCCGCAAGGCGACGGGCGACTTCTCAGCGTGGACGTTCGGCATCGACGGGCACAGCTTCTACGTCCTCAAGATCCCCGGCCAAGGCGTGTTCGCCTATGATGCCTCGACGCAAGCATGGTCGGAGTTCACATGGCCGGTAGCCCATGGCTATCAGGAAGCGGGGCAGATCATCGCTGGGTCGGCGGTTGATGGTCGCATATGGCACGTCGACGCCGACGCCATGACCGATGACGGAACGGCGTTCGAGCGGGCGGTGACGGCGACGATCCCGGTGCTGGGCAAGCCGCCCCGCAACGACAGCGTGTCGATCGGTGTGGGCTGCTCGGCGACGACGACGATCCGCCTGCGCTGGAAGGACGGGCAGGACGATCTTCCGGCGTATTACGACGAACTGACCGTCGCGGCGCCGATTGACGTGGCGCAGATGTGGCGGCTCGGCATGCCGGATCAGCCCTATCGGACGTTTGAGGTGAGCTGCATCGAGCCAGTGCGAATCCGCATCGCCGGTATGATGGCGAATGAGGGTTGGGCCTGATGGCCGTCAAGCCGTTCGTCCGCACCGCCAACCTCCAACAGTCGCAGCCTATCGTGGATGCGCAAGGGAGGCCCGCGCCATGGTTCGTGCGCCTCATCAACGACAACAACGGCAACGTGGTCGAGGCGATCAATCAGATTGCAGTGCTGCCGCAAATCCAAGAGGCATTGATTGCCGCTCAACAGGCGGCAGCCGATGCCATGACGGCGGCGGACAAGGCCAATCAGGCGGCAGAAGCAGCGCAAGGCCAGACGGATGCCACCAAGCGCGAGGCGGCGCTACAGGGCAGTTATATCGAACCCACGTCCGTTCTGACCGCCGATCCCACCACGATTGTCATCGCATCGCATACCCGACGTTATGCGGACGGCAACAGTGCGGCAGTCCAAGGCGATACGATCGATGCCACGGCGGCCGGCGATATCAATTATGTCTCCTACGTCGATCCCGAGCGAGAGGGCGGGGCGGTGGAATACATCGTCAGCACCACGCCCCCCGTGCAGACAGGCGATACGCACGTCGTCGGCGCGGTGCAGATACCCGCCACCGGCACCCGACCGGGCGGGGAAGGCCCGCGAAGGCCCGGTTTTGTGGAGCCCTACGTCCAAGAGGTATGATGGGGCAGCCTATGCCCGATAGCGAGTACAAGCGATGGTAGCACCACTGATTGCCGCAGCCGGGATCGGCGCTGTCGGGTCTGTCCTGGGGGGACTGCTCGGGGGCGGCAGCGCGAAGAAAGCCGCTAAAATCCAACAGCAGACGGCGCAGATGCAGATCGCGGCGAATGATCGCAACCGCGCCGAACTCACCGCGCTTTCCCAGCCAGCGATCACGCGAGGCAATGCGGCGGGCGACACCTATGCCGGGATGCTGGGCGTCGGTGGCGACCCGGCCGCCTCCGCGGCTGCGCTCGACACCTATCGCGGCTCAACGGGCTATCAGGACCTGCTCAAAACCGGGCTGGGGGCAGTCAATGCACAGGCGTACGCGGGTGGCATGGGCGACAGCGGGGCCACGCTGAAAGCGCTTCAGTCGCGCGGCATGAACATCGCCAACCAGAACCAGCAGCAGTATCTCGGCAACCTCAATACGCTGATCCAGACCGGCAATTCGGCGATTGGCAACGTGGCTGGCGTGTCGACCGCTACGACACAGGCTAACAACGCGGCCATGCAATCCGGTGCGGACGGGGCAAGCAATGCGGCGCTGGCAGGCGGAGCGGCATGGCAGGGCGCCCTCAAAAACCTGACCAACATCGGCATGAATTTTGCCAGCAGTTACGGCGCGCCCAATCTCAGCCCCGGCGCGGGGTGGACCGGGCAGACGCCGCCTATCTGGGGCGGCAATCTCGGGGGCATCTACTGATGGCTGTCCAGTGGGGCCTCGCGCAACCGCAGGGGGGCGGCTTCGACTATCTCGAAAGCCTTCAGGCAATCGGACAGCAGCAGCTACAACAGCAGGCGATCCAGCAGCGGCAGTACGGCTTTGAGCGCCAGCAGCAGCAGGATCAGGCGCGGATCGGCATCGGCACGCGCGTCCGCAATGGCGACTTCACCGGCGCGCGGCAGGAAGCCGCACTTGGCGGCGATTTCGATTTCGCCAACGCGATCGGCGGCCTTGACGAGGATCGCATCAAGCGGCTGAGCGTCGAACTTGACGCGATCGGCACGCTCGCCCCGCAACTCAAGACGGTGCCGCTGGAGCAGCGCGCACAGGTCGGAGCGGCCGCCCTCGCCCGCGCGGGCTTCTCGCCCGAGGAGCTGGCGCAGATGGACTGGTCGGATGCGGGGCTGGATGCCTCGTATGCCATGTCGGCGTCGGGCAAGGCGGCGCTGGCGGCGCGGGTGAAGGCTGCGGAGCCCTACACCCTGTCACCGGGCGCAAAGCGGTATAGCGGCGATCAGGTAATCGCGGACAATCCAGCCGCCGAAAAGCCGATCTGGGATGCCGAAGGTGGCAACCTGATTTATCCGTCGCGGTATGGCGGTGGAGCGGAAGCACAGCCTGCCCCTGCGGCTGGAGGCCCGCTGACGTTCGCTGGTCTGCCAGGCGAGCGCGTGACCAGTGGCTATCGTACACCGGCCCACAACGCGAAGGTGGGCGGCGTCGCCAATTCCTATCACACGCGGCTCGGTGCTGATGGCAGCCCGATGGCGCGTGACAGCGTGCCCCCTGCCGGCATGAGCATGGCAGCGTATGCCGCGGCGCTACGCCAGCAGAACCCCTCGCTCGATGTCATCAATGAGGGCGATCACGTCCATATGGAGCCGCGCGGGAGCGTGCGTGCCACGCGCCCCGCATCGGCGCCCGGCGTAGTGAATGTTCGCGCGCCCCGTCCTCGAGGCGGTGGCAACGCGCCCTCGGGCTACCGCTATAATGGCGATCGGCTAGAGCCTATCCCCGGCGGGCCTGCGGACCCGTCTGGCCCGACCAATCGCAACGTCCAAAGCAACCGTAAGGCCGAAGCAGATTTCCGAAAGGAGTTTGAGCAGGACAAAGGCTACACTGAATTCCAGGCCGCGCGAACCTCGTTCAACCAGCTTCGCGATTTGGTCCGGAAGAAGGGCAAGCACACCGGCGCCGACGACTTGGCCATCATCTTCAATTTCATGCGGTCGCTTGATCCCGCCTCTGTTGTTCGGGAGGGTGAGTTCAAACAGGCGGCGAATTCCAGCGGGCTGATCGAGGGGCTTGGCAACAGGTTCCAGCGCGCACAGGATGGTCAGTGGCTCAACCCGAAGCAGCGGCAAGAAATGCTGCGCACCGCATATTCGAATTATGGATCGCGTCGTGACGCCTACAATAATCGTGCTGAGCAGTTCCGCGGTTACGCGCGCGACAACGGCATCAACCCCGATCGCGTGGCGCGAACGTACACGCCTGACAAGCCAGCCGCCAGCGCCTCCCCTAGCCGACTGACGGTTGGCCAGTCCGCTAACATCGGCGGCATCAAGATCACGAGGACCCGCTGATGGGCCAGATGAAGGTCGAAACCCCGGATGGCCAGTCGTTTACGATCGACTATCCGGACGGCGCGACGGACGAGCAGATCAACGGCGCGATCCGGCAGCATCTCGGCGGCAAGTTCGAGTCCAGCCCGATCAACCGCAATGCGCCAACGCCAGCGGTTGCTGACCCGGAGGACACCCTGCTCGCGGACGTGGGCGGTGGCGTCGCTGAGATCGGCCGTAGCGCGCTAGAGGGTGCCGCAAACGTCCTCGATCACGCCGCGGATTGGACGCAGAGCGGGCTCAACGCGGCAGGTCAGGCCATCGCCGGCTCCAACTGGGGCGACGCGCTGAACGGTGGGCAGAAGAACGACCTGACCGGCGCACTGCCCAAGCAGCGCGAAGGCTATGACACGTTGGGCGCAATCGGGCGCTTCGCTGGCGAGACTGTTGCGTCCGCCCCGCTGTCGCTGCTGCGAGGCGGTGCGGCGGTGCAGGGCTTGGCGACCGGCGCGCTGCTGAGCGACGGCAACGACCTGGCGAGCGTAGGGCTTGACGCTGCTGCCGGCTCCGCTGCTGGCTTCGGCGCCAGCAAGCTGCTGCAAGGTGTTGCGAAGGTCGCCGATCCGGTGGTAGATGAAGGGCTGAAGACGCTTATCCAGGCGGGCACGCGCGTCACGCCAGGGCAGTACGGTCGATCCACCGGCACCAAATTCGGAGAGCGGCTTGCCCGCACCGAAGACCGGGCTATCAGTACGCCGTTCGTCGGCGACCGCATCGTATCGGATCGCAACCAATCGCTGACAGATTTCGCACGGGCTACGATCAACCGCGCGGTCCAGCCGATCGGGCTGAAGCTGCCTGACAATGTGAAGCCAGGCCGCGGCGCGGTAAAATGGGCTGGCGACAAGCTGTCCGGCAAATATGACGAGCTACTGCCGAAACTCAGCGCTACCGGCGACGACACGTTCCTTAGCGAAATGGCGAGCATCCAGGACAGCGCGCAGATGCTCGCGCCTGATCGAATCCGTCAGTTCAATTCGACACTCGGCCAGCTTGGACGGTATTTTCAGGGCGGCACGCAGTTGAGCGGGCAGGCGCTGAAGGAAATCGATACCCGCCTTGGTGAGCGCGTGCGCCGCTTCTCCGCATCCAATGATGCCGACCAGCAGGATTTGGGCGATGCGTTTCAGGCTGTGCGCGACGCGGTGCACGGGATGCTTTCGCGGCAGAACCCGGATTACGCTGGCGAACTGGCGAGCATCAACACGGGCTGGAAGGGGCTCGTGCAGGTCGAGCGGGCATCGGCGAACAGCAAGGCTGGGATTAGTCCGGCGGGTTATTCGCAGGCTGTCAAGCAGTCGAGCGACACGGTGCGTCGTCGGGGCTATGCGCGGGGCGAGGCGCTGAACCAAGACCTGTCGGATGCCGCTTCCGATATCCTGCCAAGCGAGATTGCGGACAGTGGCACCGCAGGACGTTGGCAGCAGTCCAATATCCCGTCGCTGCTGGTCGGTGCAGCGCAATTGCCGGCCTATGCAGCGGCGCGTGGTGCGCTACCGCTGCTGACGCGCGAAGGTGCCACTTCGCCAGAGATTGCGCGCCTGCTTCAGTATGGCGCGCGAGCAGCGCCCATAGCCGCGCCCGCAGCGATAGAAAACCTTCGCCGCTAGACGCCGAAAGCGCGGAATGCACCAGCGTATGCCCGCGTTGAAGAATACGACACCGGCGGCGACAGAGGCGGCGTGGAGCGGGCTGGACATACCAGCACTATAGCACTTCCTCAGATGCCGTAAAATACCCCTGTACCTATGCCTAATCAGGGGGCCGTCTGTGGCTGCTGTCAACATCCAGTTTCCCGGCAATCTGGCGCAGGTCGAAACCGCGGCCGATCTGCGCGGCATCCCATCTTCGCTGATACCGGCTGGCACGCTGTATCTGGTCGGTGCGCTGGAGGGTCTTTTCGAGTTTGATAGCGGTTCGACGGCTGCCGACGATGGAAGCGTGGTCATCCGCCCCTACGATCGCAGCCCGCTGGAAGCCGGGCGTTGGATCAAGAGCGCGGATGGGCTGGCGCGAGGGCCGGCTGGTGCGACTGGAGCCTCAAACAACACGCGGGCGACGTTGGCGGCGCTGAAGGCGGCTGCGACCACGGATGGCACCAGCCTGTACGACGGCAAGCTGTGGACATGGACACTCGGCGACTTCTCTCTGCGCGCCTCCGACCCGAACGTGGTCAAGTCCGACAGCGCCCCGCTGACGACGGGCGCATGGGTGACGACCGACGGCCCGCTCTACGCCGCCAATCACGGCATCAAGGGCGATGGATCGGTCGAGACGAACGCGGTGCAGTCGTTCTTGTCGCTGTGCGCGACGCTCCAGCGTGCGGCATATTTCGGTCGGCTGGCGGTGACGATCGACGGGCCACTGATGGCCGCATCGGTGCCGGTGATCTTCGAAAGTGCAGGCAATGGCGTCGCCGGCCGGCCGCCGGGTCTGTATGCGCGCGGCTCGGGCTACACGGCCCTGACGATGACCGGCGTCATCACCGGGTCGCAGGTGTTCATCCAGCCCGACCAGCCGGGCGCGGTGACTTATTCGTCCGATGGCACGCTCACCTCGGATACGCGGCCGAAGATCAATGGCCTGTCGCTGGGGGTCAAGGACGGGTCGACCTACCTGCCCTGCGTCCTGTCTTTCGTGCCGGCGATCCGGGTGGCGGGCTTCAATGGCTTCGGCGTCCGCAAGACCATCGTGTGGGACTGCACCTTCGGCACGCTGACGGTCGAGGATTGCGGCGAGAGCGGTTCGACCGGCGCATGGTACGCCTATCATGTCGTCGCGGACGCGGCCGACAACTGCAACGAAATGTCGATCGCTCGCCTCCAAGTCGAGCGCGCCGTTCACCGGGCGATCTATGTCGATCCGCGCACGCTGTCCTGCACCTTCTCTAAAACGCACACCGAGGGCGCGCGCGGGCTGGCCGGCGTCCGTACCTGGGTGCTGGGCGGCTCCACCGTCTGGCTGTCGGCGCGACTGCAATCGGCCTTCTTGGCAACCGCCACGGCCCTGCTGACCGGCCCGCTCCACGTCATCGCCCTCCGCGGTGAAATGGGCCGCATCTACTGCGATGCGAGCGGCACGCGGATGCGGATCGAAACATCCGATGGCACCTTCGAAGCGGCGGACAGCCAGAACGGCTTCATCACCTTCGCTTCCTGCGCCGGCAGCTTCTACAACATGGGGTTCGGATGCACGCTGACGCAGTGCAATGCTGATCTGGTCGAGCTCGGCTTCTGCCCGCCCAATTTCTACGCCATGATCGACGGCGGGACCGTGACCGATCTGCATCGCCGCGCTGGCGAGACGCAGGCGGCTGTCCGGCTGTCCGGCGTCGTCGCCAGTGGATCGCTGACCGATATTCGCGACACGCTGCTACTGAATGGCACGCGTTTCACCCCGACGACCGGCACGCAGGCGCTAGGGGCGCAGAACGTATCGTGGGACGCCAGTTCCAGGATCGCCGGCAGCGTCGTTTTCGCCAACACCGCAGGGTGGTGGGACGGTGTTATCGAGGGCAACGTCAACGTCACCTCGACGCACCGGATTTTGGCGGGATCGAGCGCGCGTGCAACCGGCACCGTGACCGGCTGGGGGCCACCGTCTGCTACGGGCGCGGTGACAGGCCAATACTGCAAGAACGTCCGCCCGGCTGCGGTTGGTCCCGCGGGCTCGCAGTATGTCGTGACCGGCTGGACCGTGCTGGATGGCGGGTCGGGCTTCACCGAGCTTCGGGCGACGACCGGTGCCTAATTCCGGCCAGCACATCGAAGACGCGCTCCACCCCCGCATGGCCGGCTCCACGGAAGGAATGACGCTACAGGTGCTTGCACAGATCAGGGACAGCCTGACGGCCATGACTCGCGACATACGGGCGAATAACGAAGCAACCGCCGACGTGCGGGAACGCGTTATCCGGCTGGAGGAAAGCAACCGCCGGCTGGAGGCCGTCGAGGCCGCCAGCAAGGACCACAATGCCCGGCTCGACGTGCTGGAGCAGGAGAAGCAGCGCCGCGATGGCGCGCTCGGGCTGATGGGCGCGCTTCGGGTGTGGGGGCCGGTCGTATTCAGTGCACTGGCCGCGCTGTGGCTCTTTGGGCGGTCGCTGGGGATCACCCCTGCCCCGCCGGTCGGCCCGACCCGCGTCGAGGCGGTCATTCATCCGGAAGAGCGCCGCATTGAGGGCACTGTAGGAGGCAAGCCGTGATTGACCCCCGCTGGATGCGCACCGCGCGCACCTTCATCGGCCTGCGCGAAGTACCCGGCCCCAAATCCAACCCCCGCATCGTCGACATGCTGGTGAAGCTCAAGGCATGGTGGAAAGACGACGCGACCCCGTGGTGCGGCGTGTTCGTCGCCTATGTGATGCAGGACATCGGCCAACCGATCCCGAAGGATTGGATGCGCGCCAAGGCTTGGGCGGACTGGGGATCGAGACTGCTGCCCGATCGGCTCTCGAAAGGCGCGGTGCTGGTGTTCGGTCGTGAGGGCGGCGGGCACGTCGGCTTCTATGAAGGCGAAGACGCCACGCATTACCATGTGCTGGGCGGCAATCAGAGCGACGCGGTGAATGTATCACGGATCGCAAAGACGCGGCTGCTGGCGTCGCGCTGGCCGAAGGGCGAGCCCGTCATCGGCGGGCCGGTCAGGCTGAAGGCGAATGGCGCTCCGGTATCGGGGGGCGAGGCATGACCGACCTCCTGCGCCAGTGGGCCGATCCCCGCGTCTGGATCACGCTGATCCTGATCGGGCTTTTCAGCTTCGCATACATTCAGGACCCGTCCGACCAAGCCATGAAAGGCGCGCTGATCGCCGCGTTCGCCGCTGCCTATGGCTTCTGGATCGGAGCCAGCAAAACCGGCGGGGAAATTGCAGTGAAGAACGCGGACACGCTCAATCGGGAGAAATCATCGTGAAGCGCGCCCTGATCCTGATCCTGCTGGCGATCTTGCCCGCCTGTGCTGGCACGACCGGCCTCGACTGGTGCAAGTACAGCAACGCCCGCCGCGCGACCTACACGACCGCGATCCACGCGGCCGATGCCTACGCCGCATCTGGTCGGGTCGTGCCTTACGAACTGGCGATCGGCCGACTGGCAGCGGTGACAGCGTTGCAGGCGCTGGACGCCCGCTGCCCGGTGGTGGGCTAATCCATGCGGTACATCATCGCCCTGCCCGGCATCGCGGAGGCCAATCGCAAGCTTGATCTGCTGTTGGCCGGCGGGGTTGTTGTGCCTCCCGATCCCGATGCCCCGATCATCACCACCCCCGCCGGCATCAACAGCGACGGCACCCCTCAGGTAGGAGAGACGCTGACCGGTATCGATCCGGTCGGCAATGGCCCTGTGGTCGCCCGGCGGTGGATCGCAGGCGGCACGACGGTCGCGACGGTGCAGACCTATGTCCCGACCGCTGCCGGATCGCTCCGGTACGAAGCCGACCTGCAAGGGCCGGATGGCAATGTCGCGACCAGCGGGTCTACGATCACTGTGACCGGTGCGGTCACGCTCGGCGCGCTGACGGGATCGGGCGCGCTGGTAAGCGGCACCCCGTCATCCGGCACGATCATCGGCAAGACGGCCGGCTCGACCCTGACGACGACGGTGCCGGGGCTGACGATCACCGGCACGTCCTACACCTTCGACGGATCGGGTGCTGCTGGCACCTATGCCATCACCGAGACGCTGGCCGGGGCGACGAATAGTCCGAATGCGACGCAGGTCGTCGTGCAGGCGGCTGGAGGCACCGGCGGGACTTGGGGCGGTGGCGGCACTTGGGGAGGCGGCGGGACGTGGGGCGGTGGTGGCGGCGCGACGCCAAGCATCACCATCTCCGTAGGCACCGTCACCAGCGCGCCGGAAGGCACCCCGACCGCGGGCATCACGATCTCGGTCGGATCAATCACCACACAGCCAGAGGGAAATCCAGCCTCGGGCATTACGCTGTCCGTGGGCAGCATCACCGCACAGCCGGAGGGCAATTGATATGGGCACTCACACTTGCATCGTCTCGCGCGCCGGCTCGAACGCCAGCGATACCTCCACCGCCGTCGCCTTCGCTTGGCAGGTCGGGGCGGGCACCGGCACCAACCCGGTCAACGCGACCGATTTCCCCGGCGGGACTTTCCCGAGCGGCACTGGGACCATCGCGGCGGGTGCGGCTTCGGCCACGATCACCTTCCAGTCGAACCCCGACACGACTTTCGAGCCGGACGAGACGGGCGCGCTGACGGTCACCACCTCGCAGTCGGGTGTGACGATCATCGGGTCGCCGCAGCCATTCACCATCGCCAATGACGACGCCGATCCGGGGAGTGGCAGCACCACCGTCTACGGCCCGATGACGACCGGCGATACCGGGCTCCAAGCGGTCGGATCGGCCAACATGCGGATGGAGCATCCGTATGTGAACGCGCGCGTCGCGGGCTCGTACATGCTGGGGCTCGACGGCAGCGGTAATGGCGTCGCGCTGCATCAGCTCAGCGACAGTCAATACCATCTGCGCCGCGTGACCGCAGGCAGCGTGGGCGACCCATCGTCCGGCAGTGACGCATCGATCCTGAACGGCAGCACGATTGCCGTCGCCTTCGCGGATGGCGACACGCTGGCGGTGGAATTGGTCGCGGGGAGGGTCACGCTTTACAAGAATGGCGTAGCAATCACCGGCCCCGCCTATCCCTACGACGTGTCCGCGGTCGCGACCGGCACGGGCGCCCGGTACGTCAAATGGGCCGGCAGCACCGTCACCAATCTCAAGATCATTCGTCTGTAAGGGGGGCGCCGACATGCGTATCATGGAGAAGACGGCGACGGGTATTGATCTCGATATCGACGCCAGCCGCAAGGTCGACCGTAATTTTGTGGCGATCGACGGGAATACGATCGCCGCGCAGACCCGCGCCGGCATGGCCGGGCGTCAGAAGCACGCGATTTTCGGCGACAGCATGATGGACAATGCCGCCAAATCCGACGCGGCGGCTGTCTATGCCACGGTGCGGATGCTGCACCACGACTTCAATGCGATCCTCGACACCGCGCGGTACTATGATGCCGACGACGCTGCCGTGCCCCCTGCCCGTCTGCCAGAAAACACGCGCGGCCTGAATTTCGCGAAGGGCGGCACGACGACGCAGCACATGCTCGACGTGCAGCTACCGGCGATGCTGGAAGCGCTCGATGCGGGGCGGACCTTCACGATGGCGTTCGGGTCGGCCTTCCAGAACGACCGCTGGAATAATCTCACCGAGGCGCGGGCGTCGGTCACGCGGGTGCTGACCTTCGTCGATACGCTGCTCGCTCGCGGCATCGATGTCGTGATGCTCGGGGTGTGGCCGCACAATCTGCTTGTGGTCAATGGCACCGCCAATGCGATCGGCAAGCATTATGTCGAGCGCGCCATGACGGCAGCGGCAGAGACGCGGCCCGGCTTCCGCTTCATCCCCATCCTCGACCTGCTGAAGCGCGGTGTCCCGGCCGAGGAAGCGCAGGGACAGGTGAATTGGGTCGGTGGCGCGAAAGGTACGACGGGCAGCGCCACGATCGACGATATCCACAATGCGCCGCTTGGTGCCCGGCTGGTCGCACCCGTCGTCGCCCCTGCAATCCGCCCGCTCGTCCGCGCCTTCAATCCGCCGGTTTTCGACGGACTCGACTTCGACGAAACAACCAATCCGCTCGCCAATATCATGGGGCCGGCTGGCCGCTTCACCGGATCGGGCGGTACGCTGAATGGCACGCCCTCCAATCCAGGCGCAGCCGCGACCAATGCCAATATCCCGGCCGGCGTGCAGGTCATCTACGATGCATCGGCGGGCGTGACCCTGACGCCATCGCTGACCGGCAATCCCGACTGGCCTTTCCGCATCACCTTCAGCGGCACGCCGACGACCAGCCAGACGATGGCGCTGGCGCGGCTGGTATCGAGCAAGCGCCTGTTCCCCGGCGGCAATGTCGAAATTTACGGCAAGGTGCGCTGGGTGAATATGCAGGGGCTGGCCGGGCTGGCCTGCGGACAGGGAGAAATCAGCCTGCCCGGCGGCGCGATCATTCAGCCGATCCGCTGCCCGATCGGTAGCGTCGGCGGGCCGTCGCACGTCATGCCCTTCGCTCTCACCGAAGAAGTGACGCTGCACAGCATGGCCCCCGCTGGCTACTCGAATGAGTATGCCGCGACGACCCGGCTGGACGTGGTGACGGCGACGGTGGCGGGCGTCCCCATCTCGGGCGCTATCGAATTTTCGCGGCTCGGGCTTTTCCGCTCCGATTATCTGTGAGGCACGCCATGCGCTATGCACTGACACTGGCAGCCGCCCTGCTCGGCTATGCCACGCCCGCTGCTGGTCAAGCCATCACCGGCTGTGGCACCGTCGCCATCCCCAAGGCGCAAGCGAGTGACGCGGGCAAGCTGGCAACGGGCGCGGAGTGCTTCGCCAAGGCCGAAGCGGTCGCCGCCAGTGCCAAGCAGGCCCGCCTCGACCGCGCGGCCGTGATTGCCCCGCCCGTGGACACTGCCCGCGCCAAGCTCGGCATCAATGTCGCCCCCGTCGTCTTCTGGTCGGGCGAGGCGACATTCGCGAATCAGGCGATGGCAGTGGAATGGCGTGATGCCGCGGCGGGCTGGAGCTATGCGCCCGCTGATCGCCTGCGCGATGGCATCCCCACGGCGATTGAGCCGGGCCACCCGCTCACCGCCTTTCTGACCGCGCCGGCCGCTGCCTATCGCGGTGAGGAAGCCCCGACCCGCTGCACCTGGGGCGGCACGGGTCGCATCGGCATCACCGGCGCGCGGCGGATCGACAAGCAGGACGCCCGATCAATCACCTTCGCATGGCCCAAGGCGACGACGGAAGGCACGGTGCGGCTCGACCTGCTCGCGACCAGCGCCACGGATCCGGTGCGCGATCTGGACTGCCGACTGACGACGGACCCCGCCGAGGCGATCTTCGCGCCGCAGCTTCTGGACTACCTGCGCCCCTTCGGCGTGGTGCGCTTCCTCGACTGGTCGACGGCGAACGGCAATCCCGCGTCGGTGACATGGGCGACCCGTGGTGTGCCGCGTGGGATCAGTGTCGGCGGCAGCGATGGCGTGGCGCTGGAGTATCAGATCGCGCTGGCCAATGCCGCGCAGGCCAGCCCGTACTTCACCATCCCGCTGAACGCCGATGCGGACTATCACCGCCGCATGGCGCAGATGGCGCACGATCGCACCCCGGCCGGACGACAGGTCTATGTCGAGCTATCAAACGAGGTCTGGAATTACACGTTTCCGCAGACCCGCCAGCTGGAGGCGGAAGGCATTGCGGCCAAGCTGTCGGACAATGGCTTCATGGCCGCGCAGTATCGCTACGCACAGCGCGTGATCGACGTGATGGCGATCTGGTCGCAGGTCTATGCGGATCGGCCCGGCGATCTGGTCCGTGTCGTCGCGGCGCAATCGGGCAATCCGTGGGTCGGCGAGATCATCCTCGACTGGAATAAGGGCGCGATCCTCGACAGCATCGATGCCATCGCCATCGCGCCGTATTTCTTCGCGGACGTTTCGACCCTGACGGACGATCACGAGGCGAATATGCGGCTGCTGGCGGAAGCGGCCGATCGCGAGATCGCCGGGCCGGTCGCGACATATGCCGGCTATGCGCGGAAGAACGGCAAGCGCCTGATCGCCTATGAGGGCGGGCAGCACCAGATCGACCCCGGCAATGTCGCGCGGCGCGAGAAGATGCAGCGCGATCCGCGCATGCAGGGCATCTACCGGCGCTATCTGGACGGCTGGCGCGCGGCGGGGGGTGACACCTTCGTGCTGTACTCGGCGACAGGGAGCATTAGCCGGCACGGCTCTTGGGGTCTGCGGGAGTATGCGGGGCAGCCGATCGCGGAGACGCCTAAGCTGCGGGGGGTGGTGAAGTAGCTGCCGGGCCGATTTCCATTCGGTTCGACGTCACCAAAAAACGGCAGTTTTCTGCGGGGTAGAGACTGATTTCCTCCGCGTTTGTCGGTATTCGACGTCCATCATTCGCTTGCCTGTCAAGGTAAAATGTGGCAGGGAATGTGGGCTGCGCTAGGTCGGCAAGCAATCCCATGCAGCGATGCGGTGGGTGCAAGCTAGGTGGGTCGCGACCACTCGGGCAGATGGCGCGCAGCTAGGAAGGTACAGTGGCGCTGCCGAGGCCGACCGAATGGATTCCAGCGTCCGGAGTGGCGGACTAAATCGGTGAGTAGGTCGCGGGCGAAAGCCTAGAAGCAGCGTCCCAAAGCCGAGCCACCTCCCCCTCCCCGCATTGATCCGCGAAAGCCTCACGAAGCAAGTACGCAATGTGTCGTATGCTTATCTGCATCAGGCATTGCAACGCATTGATAAATCACAGTTAAATGGCTGGATTTAGTGGCAGGGCAGCATTGATCCGCGAAAGCACGAAGGGGTCAGGCGGGGTGATCCTGCATCAGGTGCGCTCGCGATCTGCGCTCCCAATCGGCTAGATCAGTCTCGTATTGGTCCTGGACCCAAAGCGGGATCGTGGCGGAACGCGACATGATGGGCTGATCGGGCAGTTGTGCGTTCCACCGCTCGGCCATTCGCTCAAGGTCCGGGGTGTGATCCTGCACCGCCATCGTCCGCACCATCGCGTCCAGCTTCCGCGCTCGCACGCATAGGTCCAGCCCCTCGGACAGCAGCTTCCGGCAGCAGTCGTTCATGACGCCAGCCCTCCCAATTGCAGGGCACATTCCTCGCCCACGTCGAACAGCGCCTCGCGGGCGTTCTCCACGTCCTCGTCATCGTGCCCGCGCACGTCGAGGTCGCCTTCCTTCATCAGCGCGCAGATCGCCATCAGCTTGGCCCCCTGCTCTCTGGTCAGGACGATGCTGTCTGGATCGCTAAATCCCGACGCCATGTCGCTAGGGCTACGGTTCACCTCCCCACCCCCTTATCCGATGGCTCAAGGGCGGCGCGGAACCCGACTTTGACCTTGCCTTTGCAGCGGCCGTTTAACCGGTCGCGGCGGCGCACGATCCCGCAATCCATGCACAGCGTCATGCCCCATTTCTCGGACCAGTTGTGCGTCGCATCTCCCGCCACCAGCGCGGCGTCGTCGGGGGGCTGGGTCATGCAGGCTGGTCCTGACGAAGGTTGCGCCGGCGTCGATCGCGGCTGATGCTTTCGTGCAGCTTCAGTTCGGTGTGGAAAGCATTGCGGGCCAGTGTCTCGAAATAGACCGGCTCCCCGCAACCGGCCACGGTGTTCGACTTGCGCACCACAACTCGATAGCCCTCGCCGTCCGTTGAAAAAACAGCAGCCTTGCCATCGCCGTTGAGGATCGCCTCCTCAATGGCATCGCGCAGCGCAAGCAGCCCAGCTTCGGTGCCTGTGATGTATGCCTCGCCATGCTCATAGAACTGGCTGATGAGGTGCATCCACGGCGTGTCATCTAGCTTCGTCATCGTCTATCTCACACAGGAGGATGGGGGAGTGGATACGACGCGATAGGCCACGGTATCGGTGCCATCGCCTTCATGATCCCAGGCGCGATTTCGGCTACGGGCAGCGCGAAGCACGCGGCCATCACGCAGCCGGCAGATCACCCGCGTCTCGCCATGCACCGGGCGCTCACCGCCGGGCCAATCGATCCAGTCGTCGCCATCGCGGGCTATGGGATGCGGAGGGGTCATGGGTGGGGTGCCTCAGGGAACCAGTGCGGCTCCACATCGCCGGCGCAATTCGGGCATACGGCGCGATTACCGGCGGTCAGCTTCCACCCTTGCCGGCGTGCCTCCAGCTTTGCAGCGCCTATCGACCCGCCCTGTGGATTGTCATTGCGGTGCGTCCAGCAGAACGCACTCGCGGGCTCCTTGGGATCGCGGCCCTCTTTGCGCACATCGCAGTGGATTTCGACATAGGCGCTCACCTCCCCCTCCACGGGCAAGGCACGCCCCAGACTGCGAGGGGAGTCATGCTGCGATGTCCCGGGAGTGGCGCGACAGCAGGTAATCGCCCCACTGCTGCGCCATGGCATCCGCGATGCCCCGATAGGTCCGGCTGCGCTCCTTCCAGCGATCCGGCCCGGGCGGCATCCGCCACACCCGGGGATCGCGCTCGATCGGCGCAGCGGGGGTGAAAAGGTCGCCGCCCTCGACGTGCGTCGGGCGTAGCAGTGGAAGATTCTTCAGCCACAGGCACGTGGCCTTCACCTCGCCATGTCCGAATTGCCACGGCTGGATCGTCTGGTCAGGCTTGCGAATATGGCTGCTGATGATGCTGACAGGGTTTTCCAGCGCGATATGCGCGGCATTGGCCGCGAGGATCATGCGAACAAAATCCAGCGCCTCCTGCTGCCGGCCGTCCGCCTGCTTCTCGGCGAAATGACGCGCGCCGCTGACGGCAAGGTGCGTGCAAGGTGGGTGCGAAATGATAAGGTCCCACATCGACCACCGGCTGCTTGTCAGGACGTGGCGCAGATCGTCCTGAATATGAAAGGCTGGATCGCCCTCTGTCGGCAGGATGTCGCACGACCAGGCATTGAAGCCGCAGGCAATGAATGCATCCCTGACCGTAGCACTATACTCACAAGCGACTAAAACGCGGATGTTGCCGGGGTTGCTCACGCTACTTCCCCCTGTGCGATGGTGAGGTGGGCGATCGGGTGGGCGGCGCGCTCTGCCATGATGGCGAAGGCGATCGCGGTTAGCGCCGTGTCGACCAGCACGCTAGCAGACGCGCTAGGCACGCCCTGTACGACGTAGGTGGCAAATACTGGCGGGTAGCTTTCGGTTGGCTCACGCATCGCGTCGGGCAGGTAGGCGCGAGCTTCGGCGATGATCGCTTCAAGATCGGTCGGTTTTGCCATGCGATTATACCTGTGGGGGCAAGTGCATCCGGTAGGCCCGTAGACCGCTGAACCGATGCATTTTGGAGGGTGGGAGCCGGTTCCGCACATCAGAAATCGCCGGTTTTCGGTGCGAGGCCGTGCCGGATTCCGCACCGGGCACAGATGCATTCGCCATGCTGCTCAAACGTGATCTTCGGCAGAGAAGCGCGCCCGCCAGGGTGCCAGCTACCAAGCGCGCGGCGTACCTCGTTCCGCCAGCCGGTCAGCGCCTGGGTAATTACGGTCTGCTCGCCTGCGCCAAGGCTGCTGCGCGTACAGATGAAGCTGGTGAGATTGGCCTCGGTCAACTCCAAGGCCTCCCGCATCCGCTGCTTCTGAGAGGCCTCGCTCATGCCGCCTCCTTCGCCATGAGAAATGCGATCGCCTCGTCTGCCATGAAGCGCAGGCGCGGACGGATCATTTCTTCGGTCCAGCCTTCCGACTTCAGCATGTCGATCCCGGCCTGAACCAGCTTCTGAACCTTGGCGATGTCGTTGGCGGTGGCGATCACGTCTTGTCTCCGTAACTGATATCACTTATATAAGTCGTATCACTTACGGGGTCAATAACTGATATGCGAAATAATGCAGGCTTGGCGCAAAAAATGATATGCGATACGCGCCCTCGGATGGGACGCCCGCCACTCTGGTCCGAGAACATGCAAGCCCGCTTCAAGGCAGGGACGTTCGACCGCATCGCAGCCGTGCTGACTGATGGCGAGGATCGCACCGCCTTTGTCCGCGAGGCGGTCGAGCGCGAGTTGCAGCGGCGCGGAAAGTGACCCAAACGGTTTACACGCAAACCGTAAGTTATTGATTCTAGGCGGGCGACTTTGCGCATGGTTTACACGCCAGCCCGCAGAAAACCGCCAATCCCCGCTGGTTTGGGACCAGGGGGTCGCAGGTTCGAATCCTGTCTCCCCGACCA